ATCTGCCGGAAACTATGGGAAGCCATGCCGGCACCGAAGCCAAAGAGGAATCCCCCGCCGGCTGCTGTCGCCGTGCCTACTCCGGGAACTACCGTACCTGTAATAGCACCAACGGCAGCCGTACCCAGACCGTACAGCGCACCTTCGCCCATGCCCGTAATGATTCCAGGAAGGATCTGTCCCACGTCCCAGATCACCTGGTTGAGAAACCCCGTTTCCTCGCTGGGCGCGAGGGAGTGAATCTGCTGTTGCAGTTCCATGATCCCGTTGTAGCGTTCCTGATTCCAGTTCCCGGCCAGAGCTTCAAGGGAGAGTTGAAAGGCTTCCTCGTAGAGCTTTTCCTGGATCAATCCAGCCTGCAGGCCGGAATGTCCGGACTTCGCCCCGGTGGTAACGGTCTCGGTGAGCCGGTTCCAGAAAGATTTCTGTGTCGCGCCCGAATCCCCTGAAACTTGCTTTGCGATCTCATTCCGTAATATGTGGGCTTCGGGTACAGGAATATCCAAGACACGGGAAAAGCTGAAACTGTTCTGTACGCCGGCGTATCCTTCCTCGGAATCGTCTAGCTGCTGGACTGCTTGATCAAGCTCGTATGCTTTGCTGCTCAAGATTTCAAGTTCTGGGATCTCGGATTGTTCACCAATTATTTTCAAGCCCGGAGGTCCCTTTCTACCGATCGGCAGTGTTGAGACTTTCGGCTGTTCTGTAGTTTCGGGACCCTCGATAACCACCATCCCCGGAGGTCCTCCGGGAATTACCTTGTCGCCGTTAGCCATTTCCCTTGCTCCTCATCAAAAATCTGCCATTCGCGGTTGCGATAAACAAACCAAGATGTACCGTTGGAAAATATCCTGATATTGACCACCTTTCCCCCGATTAGTTCTTCAACTTCCCCTACCATCTCCGGAGGCGATCCGCTCCATTCCGTGAACCGATCAGTCATTTCCCGGTTGTACGTCTCTATAGTCACATAGGGCTTGATTTCAGGTTCTTCCACGGTCAGACTTTGTAAGGTCTTACTGACTTTTCCGTCTTTGTGTTCAGCAATCATGTTGACAGCATATTGTCGAAGTCCATCATCAGTGAGTTTGCCCGAGTCGATAGCTCGTTGTAATTGTGTTTTAATTTGTGCTTCTTTTTGGCGTTCTTTAAGGCTCTTATCCGGATCGCTCTCGAACTTGAGAATATCATCGAAATGCTGACTTACCATATCGAAAATAACCTTCTGCGACTTGTAGGTTTCCCGCTTTTCGATATAACGTAGCCAGGCCTGAGAGTCGTCAACGCTCAGCCCCTTACCCATCACGCCTAGAACAAGATCCTTCACTTCATCATTGCCCTTGTCGAAATTCCAGAAAGCACGAGTGACTTCCGCATCTACATCCGGATCGGTTACTTCAAGAGGACTTTTCTTCTTGGCCGTTTCCCGGTCTTCCTTGCTGCGTTGCCGATATTCACTAATAAACCATTCTTTCTGTCCGCCCTTTCCTCCTGTTAAAAGCGGATCATTCATAATGCGATCTTCCCATTCCTCTTCTCGGCCGATCGGGAAATCAATTAGTTCGTTGTAAGCCCGATCAAAGGCTTCTAGGTTTTTCTGTGCTTCCGCCTCTTCTCTCTTTGTTTTAAGCTCGTCGAGCCGATCCTCTACGTCCTTCCGGGCCTGCTCGGAAATCTTGTTGATGAGATCCCGTAACTGCTCTTTTTGTTTCACCTCAAGGTCCGAATTTCGGACCTCTGACCAGGTCGGAGGATCTCCGGCTTGTAGACGATCCAAAAAATTAAGCTCCGTCTGTTCGATGGCTTCTCTCAGTGCCAGGTTCCGCCGGTCTTTATCCAAGCCCCATTGGGCGATAAGTTCTTCCTGATCGGCCAGGGGCATATCTTTGATCTGGCCGTCGTAAGTCTGATACCGCAGATTTTTCCGCTCGGCCAAATATTTCAGTCCCTCCTCTTCTCCCATACCCAAGGCCTTGAGGTAGATACTGCGCTTGGTGACATCCTTGTGCGCCTGATCCATCAGGTCGTCATAATATTTGCGCGAGATGATTCCGCCTGAAATAGCTATGTCTGCCAAGTCCTTCGCTGCCCCAAGATTCCCGTTTTCCACGGTTGCGCTAAAGTTCTCGATGAAGGTATCTACGGACTCTTCCTTGATCTTGGCGAAGTCCCAGCGGGCGATACCATCCTTCTCCGCTACCCACCGATCTGCGGCCCAGCTCTCTGCGGCTCGTCTTACCTTCGAGTCTTTGATTTCGTAAAGAAGTTTCGGCAGCCAGACTTTACGTTTCTTGGTATAGGAGTAAAGATTCGGCGCTCCCCGTTCGGCCTCGGGGATGTCTCCGTATTGGACACCGAGAGTCGTTGTAGGATTCTGCTCGATTGCCAGTTTTTCCGCGTCGGCGGTTTCGGTGTACGTTCGAATGAACGTGCTCATCTGGGTATTGCGTTGGGTGGCGATGATGTTCTCGGCGATCCCCGTGGCCCCCGCGAATAAAGTATTGAGAAACCGCATCTGGGCGTTGCCCGCTGCAACCGCCGCCGACGGGTCCATGCGCGGCCAGGGGGCCCGCTTCTCGATCTCTTGTGCTTCATAAGTAGGAAGCGTCACAGTTCCCATGATCTCCCCTTAGAAAAATAGACCGGCGATTTTCAAACCCCCGCTGAGAATCGTCTGCCAGGTATTCCAGGTCGCGGCTTCTTTCGCGTGGGCGGCCTGCGTCTCGTATTGTTCTCCCGCTTTCAGCATTGCTATAGCTTCACTCTGGGCGCCCCGCATCAAAGTGCGTTTGTCCCGTTCCAGCGCGTCGCGGGTGTTGACGATGGTAAGCAGATCGCTGCCCGAAGCATATAACATCGCCTCCGGGGTACGGATGTCCGCGGTTTCGACATCGACCCCTTCAACACCCAACCCCGCAAGTGTTTTCTGGGCAGACTCGATATCTGCTTCCAGATTCTTGGCTATCTTCTTTGGTTGTCCCGCCTCGAGTGCTTCCGTAAGATCCTTAATTTTCTTTTCCAATTCGGCGCGGTACTCGCCTAGTTCCTCGGTTTCCCTAGCCCCGAGCGCCGTCCCTTGAGCCAACGGTTCGCCCTTCTTCGTTCCCAAGCCTCCGGTCTTCCCGAGGATGGCGATACTCTGCGCGAGCAGTTGTTCGCCTTTCCCCGTGAACATCCGCGCATGTTCGGCCGCCGAGGTCATCAGAAGGCCGGCGTCCCTACGGGCCATTTCCGCGTTGAACTTTGCCGCTTCGATCTGTGCTTCATCTGCGGGATTCATAGGCCTTCTCCTTCCTTGATCCGTGCATACCGAATGCAATCTCGACCCAGTACATCGTATTTCCGAAGAATACCTTCTGCGACAAATCCGAAGTGCTCGACAAACCTACAGGCTGCCGCGTTATCGCTCACCACGTCGGCCTGAATCCTCGTCAAGTTGTTCTCGTCTTGCAGCTGGTCAAGCACTTTGCGCGTCCATACAACGATCTCCCGCAGGTAACGAGGCCATGCTTGAGAAGTGACCAACCAGACCTCGCCCATGCCCGGCCAGTAGATCGTCACTCCCGCGCAGGCGAAAATCGTCTCCCCGTCCAGGAAAGCGTAGGCCGGCCCATGTTTGAGTCTGGTCTTGGCCGTACGCAAATGCCTTTCTTCTTGTCCGGGTTCGGTTTCGCGCAAGAGCATGAGAATATCCCGGTACAACATCGGCCGCATCAAAATATTCTTCATGTTCCCACCACCAGCTCGTAGGTGACGGCCAGGACTGTTTGCGGCAGAGGATTGGAGCTCTCGATGCGTATCCTGCCCTTATAGTCAGCATACCCGTCGAACAGTTCCTTGATTCCCTCGGTTCTCGCCTCCGGGGCTTCATCCATCATCGGCTCTCCGGGGAAGGTGATCTGCCGGGGAGTCGCCACCCCGTCGCTCACCTGCGCATCCACGGTCTTGTAGAACTGGGCAAACACCTTGGTTACTCGTTTCAAGCGGTTGCGGGCTTCGGCGATGTCCATCGGCTCCAAGATCGAGGTAAAGCCCAGGCCGGTGCGGATCTTGTTGGCGTACTCATCCAGCGTCACCTGGCCGCCTGCTACTACCTCATCGGCGATGGTAGAACCATCTCCCAGGGTCTTGACCGTCTCACCCTGTAAATGCGTCAGGCCGGTTACGATATTCGTCACCTGCTCTACGGTCCCGCCCGCCCCAGGTGCGCCTTCACCGGAGAAGTCGATAGGAGTACTCCCATCCCGGGTGTAGAGTTGGAAGGTATGGTCGGTCTTGTTCTTGACCGTGTAGACTTCTCCGTTGACCGCCAGAATCCCCGTGACTCCGGAGAACCGCACCAGCTCATCATCCAGAAATCCGTGCGTTGTAGCCGTGCAGACCGCAGGGTTGGCGGCGGTGATGGAGGTTGCATCCACAGCATCGCCACCGTCCCATACTACCGCCCCGTCTGTTCCCTGGTAGTCCCGGGTCAATACCCACTCTCGGGCGGCGAAATACTCGATATGACGGATGACATCCGCTCCGATCGTGCGAGCCACGGATACCCAGACCTGATCTTCCGTAGCAGTGGGAATCACGGCCACCGCTTCCACCAGCCCCGATATGTCGTGGTCGCTCCAGGCAATCGTCTGCGTGGTCCGACTGTAGACCCCGGTCAAGAGTTTCCCGTCAGCTGTCCAGCCCCATATGATCGTGGAGGGTTCCCGCTGGTGTACCATGCCGCTCACGCCGGCCCCGGTGATGTGTTCTGCCAGGAAAGTAATGTCATCGGGGATATACTTATCGTTTGCCTGCTGGTACTCGAATCGATACAGTCTCTTTCCGCTCTTCCCTACGAAACAGGCAAACTCATCAACCATGATCGCCGGCACATCCGAGCATCCCACGGCAGCCTGGCGCTGAGGCCACCAAGCCCCATCGCCGGTAAGGATCTGTTCCTTCCCTCCGACGCGGAAAGGTCCATCCGAAGTCCCGTACAACAGCGCATCACCGGCGAGCAGCCAGAGGATCTCCGCATTGTTCTGGACGTAAGGGGTTTTCTCCCAAGCATCGGTGGCAAGGGCAGGACTGGCAAAGCCGGTATGTACACCCGATTGCGAGACTGAGGTATTAATCGCTGCCCCTCCGGGCGCCGCGCTCACCTGGAAAGTGTCCGTGGTGATCGAAGCCCCGACCACATAATAGACCACGCCCGGCAGGAGTCCCGTGGGCAGGGCCCCGGTTGTCGAAAAGACTACGCCCACATTCGCCGTCAACCCGTGCGCTGTCCATGTAACAACGCCCGGTGAAGCAATGGTAACAGTGATTGTAGCGGAAGTGCGAAGACTGAAGTTGTCGAACTGTGCCACCCGCGAGCCCCAAAACGTGGATTTCTTGGTCGGCGTCTTGGCGTGAATCTTGCGGTTCTCGTAGAACTCGATGAGCGCCGGGAAATTGCTGGAGAAATCTTCCTCTCCTGCCCCTGCCGTGTTGGTAACGTCCGTAAGCGCCCAGCTCGTATCCGAGGTACGGGTGAGCTTCGCCTGCTGGAACCCCACGCAGTTGATATACATGAAGGAAGTGATTTGCTTTACCCGGATGTAGGGCAGGTCTGATTCCGTGTAGGTGGTCTCGGTTTCCGTGTCCGGGATCTGCTCTCCATCCTTGTAGTACCGGATATAGTTGTGACCGAACTCCAGCATCCTGCCCTCATTCGGAGAGATGATCCATGGAATGAGTATGACTTTCTTGCCAGCCGTTTTCCCGGAGGCTGCATAGATCGTGCCCGGCCGTTTTTCCGCCGGCCCGATGGGAAGCCCGAACATATTGTGTAGCCGCCGGCAACCTTGAGCATAGAACGGGGAATCGATCCGGCCTGCGAACTTCTGCGATAGTTCACCGTAGGAGAAGGAGCGTACCGGGTATGTGGTCGCCATTTATGGAAACCTCGATTGCACCCAGGTCTCCGGAGGTACGTCTTGCTCCTGTTTCCCGTGTTCGTCCGCCGCCACGGCGGAGGTGAGAACGTCCTTATACATCAGCCAGGGGTCTACGGGAGAGGATCCTTCAATCGGTTTCAGTAGTTCCGCGGCAAGCCTCCAGGCCAGGGCGTCGGTGAACAGCGCATCGAACTCACCGGGGTCTGTGATACGGGCGATGTACTTCAGCCCCGCCGCATACATATCGGTAAGCAGCACCCGCCCCTCGACGGTGAATGGATATCCTCTCGCTTCCCGGTACAAGTCCAGACTGTTCAGCAGGCACAGAGGCCGCAGACAATAGGGATCTTCCGGTAACGTGTAGGTATACAGCGTCGGGGCAAGTGCGGGGGAAGAGGAGATCGCCAACAACTGCCGGGTGGTAGCAAATGACCAGGGATGGTCGCGTAAAGTTGCATCCCTGGCCGATTCGTAAAAGGTTCGGCAGAGGGTGGCGGATTTACTATCATCCGTCTCCAGGTCCGTGATCGGGGAGCCCTGTACTCTTCCCAGGGCCATGTTACAAATCTGGACCTCGGATTCTGCCATCTTGTCAGGCCTCCCCGCTTAGGTCGTGGTCTTCACATCTGAAGCTTGACCCAGAGACAGGTAGGCGGTGATTTTCCCGGCCACCAACGCAGTGGTAGCCAGAAACCATAGACCCACTCGCTCGTAAGGCACATCCTGGGGCCAAGCCACCCGCATCAGCAAGCCCGTAGTGAGCATCGCCGATGCCAGACGAGCCGGCATCACATCCATGAAGACATCACTGCCATTCGGGTCTGCACCCGAAGAGCTCACCAGTTGGACGGTCAGGCTGTTGGCCGCCGTGGTGAAAACGGTCGTCAGGTAGATGTTGAGGTACACAGGTTGCCCTCGACCGAAATCCCTCAGATTCTCGCCATCCAGTACCGTCGATACCTTCGAAGTAGTGATTGCCAAGTCCAATGCGAATCGCAGATTGCTGTCAATGACTTCCATATTTTTTCTCCTTATGCTCCTACGACAGCTTCAACGTTGGTCAATCCTTCGGTCAGCACGATGGGCGTGCTGTAGAAATTGTCGCGCATCTGACCGTACTTGTCGGCCTGCTGCGAATACAACGTTTTGTTGACCGTGTTTTTCTTGAGCTGGTACTTCGCCTGCCGGTTGCAGTAGATGTACCGCTCACCTTCGGGATCGGGCAGGGATTCGATCATCCAGATCACCTGATCCGGATCCACTTCCCCGGCGCCGGTGGTCGTGTTGATATTGCACAACCGTTGCACTGCCCGACTATCCACCACGCAGATGCCCATGAAAATGTCGAACAACGTCTGGTAGGTAGGTCTCGTTGCGCCCGTGGTGGTATTGGTCACGACGACGATAAGCCCCAGATCCTGCATGCGGATGAAGCCACCGCTATACTCGTCGTTGGCTCCGGCCGGTCTTGCGGCTTCTCCATACAGGAGCGTGAACTTCAACTCTCCGGGTTGAACTACCCAGAGACTGGTGTTCGCCGTAGCCTCCGCCCCGCCTGCACTATGGACATTGGCAAAGCCAGTTGTGTTATAGCGGACGTTCAGACCTTTGAGTTTCCCCGGAGTGCCGTCACCGTAGAACATCCTCGTCACGAGGCCCTGACCCAGACCCTCGGAGTGCAGCATGTCCATCATGTAGCGCCATGCCTCGAAGCCCGCGCCCTTGATCCGCTGCATGATGAGGTCGATATCGGAGTGACTTTCGATGTAGACCAAAGCTTCCGTGCCCTGGCCGACCTGGGCTTTAGCGGCGGCGCTGCCTTCCCCGATAGCCCTCTCCGCAGCATCCGGGAGTCCGACTTCCTTGGAGTAAACGTGCGAGGTCAGCATGTTCGCCTGCTCCCATCCTTGGAAACGCAAGACGCCGTTTCGTTTGTGGAGCAGGGTTGCGACCCCGAGCTGTTTCTTGTTGAGATGGGTCTTCGCTATGTCTAATAGCGTGTAGACACTTGAAAGATCGGTAGCCATAGACTACCTCCTGATTGTAAGAGTCCATCGGTCCCAATGTCCCGTGGTCTCTGTTACCCAATCGGGGTAGTCTATCCTTCCAGTTAAGGTCGGATTACCGTCTCTCGAAAGGTTGGCAGCAAACTCGGCAAAGGTGCCCTATTCGTATCGGGCAACGCCCGATTTAGCCTTCTTGCATTTGTGAGTGCGACTTGGTGTAGACTTTTGACAAGTCCACTTCCCCTTCCGCACTAGCCCCCGTTCCCGAAGGAGATATTCCCTTCTCAGTGAATAATACACCGAGTTTGATGAAACCGTCAATAAGGCGCGGATTATTTCCCTGACTGGCTTGCAACTCTTCGGCTAATTCCTTGCCGCCGACAGCTTCTATAACCTTGTAGGCATCCGCGAGTTTGGCTTTCGCGCCTTCCACTCCGTATTTGGCGATAAGTGCATCCGCCTGCGCTTTGGTCTTTTTAGTCTGCGCTTCGGCATAGGACACCCGCACAGCCACCGCCCTGGTCGTCTCGAAGTTCATCAGCTCTTTAGCTGCGGCCAGAGAGATGTGTAGCTTATGCGCGAGTTCCCGGAAAGACTTCACGTCCTCAGGTTTGATCGTATCTGCCGGGATGCCGGCAGGCAGTTCCAGCGTGTAGCCGTCCGGTGTATCCGGCACTCCCATGGCTTTGTGGAACGCTGCAATCTCTTCGGGTTTTGCGCCTTCCCCGGGAAGCAAGGGCTTGGCTTTCAGATCATCACGCTCCTTGACCACGGCCCGGACGTTCGTCACCACATCATTCAGATTCGTGCCCAGGCCGGCCAAATCCTCCCCGCGCAGTTCCTTCAGCACCTGAGCTGTCCATGGTGCCCGCTCCTCCAGCGGAGGAGTAACAGTTGGATCGCTCATGCTTTGCTATTCGCTTTCATCGTCCAGAACTTCGAGAACAGATTCAGGAAGTAGATGTCATTGCTGACTGTCGTTCTTCCTGCCGCCAGCTGCACCTGGTACTTTGCCAGGAACTTCCTGTCCTCGGCACCGAAGACGCCGGTGGACAACTCGAGCTTGTCG